ACCACCCAATCGGGATAGAACAACTTGAGTCCGTAGAGAACTTCAAGGGTAATTTTCGCACCGCTTGTGTCGCCTTCGATAGAAAGGGTGAAATTAGCCCGGTTCATTGGGTCGAATCCAATAGACCGGTTAACACCAGCCTCACCGGATATACCACTCATCCCTGCTGTTACGATTGAAAGGGCGCCGGGATTGTAGAAAAACTGCTCCCTTCCCGTATCACCGGCAGCGATATCAACAGGATTGATAGGCGCGTTATCTGCAACGGCTTTACGGAGCGGTTCTTTCAACGTAAGGGTCGTTCCGGTCTGCGATTTGACTACATAGTAATCGTCTTCGGTGTCATCGGTTGCAAAGTAGATAACATCACCCTCATTAAGGGATACTGCGGCCGCACTCCCACTCCCGTTATCAATAGTGATTTCGGTATCGCCAATCGCAGCAGCGGCGGCAACGGTAGCGTCGGTTACAGTCGCGGCGGTGTGGTTGGAGCCTAAGTTGTCAACGAAAAAGTTAAATCCAAAAGCTTCTCCCATTGAGCCGGTTCGCTGAACATCAGTTCCGCCGCGCTTGTCGGCTTCCTGGAAAAGGGAAAGCTTTAGCAAATCAGATTCGCCGCGAGGGTCAAGGACACTAATCAGGTTGCTAAAAAGAAACTTTCTTTCCTTCAGGATTTCACCTGCCTTAATAACGTCCTCGGTATCCAACACCGTAGCGTCGGTGTTTTTGTCCACAAAAGCCGCCTCCGCTTTACGAAGCTCAGCCTTAGCATCTGCATTAATTTTGTCAAACAGATTATGCAGGCGCGGTACCATGTGCTGCTCCACTAAATCAGGGAGAGCAAACTTTTGGTCGGCTTTGTCAATCTTGAATTGGCGATAGAAATGCTTGTTAATGGTAATTGACTCCTCGTTGGCGTCAGGGGTGTCTGCGGTGTATGTCCCTGAATAAGCGCTGGGGTCTCCGTCCGGCTTTACAGCGCGGGTCACTTTTACAGTCTGGTTTTTACTGCCCACAAAGCCCTGTAGGTTTTGCCCGGCCACGTTGGTGGCTGAGTTCGCCATAATAGGGCGCATAGGGTACTGGTTTGTTAAGTATGTATTAACCCATGCACTCGGGTTATAAATACTGAAATTGTTATTAATAGCCATTGGTCTATGGTTTTAAGTTAAGATTTAACGTTTTAGGGTCTTAACGTGACCAATGGACTGTCAAGGGTTGTCATCCCACCTCTGGTGCATCACTTTCTTGCCAGCCACCAGCTTGAGCGGCCTGCTCGTATAGCTTTTGCACCTTATCATAATCTTTGTTCTTAGTCGCCTCTTTGTAGTCGGCAAATTTAGGTTTCGCCCCGCCACCATCACCAGTGCCGCCGCCCGTCCCCCCAGAGGAGGGCTCGGTATAAGATTTTGAAAAATCCTGTAGCGCTTTAGACAGGGGTTTATAATTACCCTCTTCGTCAAGAAGGGGTGTGCCCCCTTTTTTAACGACAGGGGTTCCGTCTTTGTATTCCACATCATGTTTGGCTAAAAACAAGTCTTTAACATCCGACTGGGGTATCTTAAAATTACTTGCCTTTTTAATCTCGTTAACAGCCTCGGTAAAGGTAGAATCAAATTTATACTGGTTTTGAATTGCCTGGGCGCGCTGCTGAGCCTGGGCAAGCTGCTCTTTATAGCTGTTCACGCTTTTCTGCAATTCTTTGTATTCAGATGTTTGCGTTGGATCTGAAATCGAATCAGCAAGCTTACCTGATGAATCCTCTATCCAGCTATACACATCTTCAACCTTTTCGGCTTGGGTGCCCGTCACCGACTCAAATTTTGAAAGAACATCTTTCTCTGCTTTAGCTTTTCCTTCGTTATACGCTTTACTGTATAATTTGGAAGTATCTACTTTTTGGGTGTCGTCCTCACCTTGTGGATTGTTTTGGGTGCTATCAGCACCGGCTTCTTCTGACATAAGTTATTGGGTTTGGTTATTGGTTGTCAAGAGGATGTCTCTAACACTATCAAGTGTTTGATTTAATTTAGTTAAGGTGTCTACATTTGCAAGTTCAGGGCGCACCTTGCCAATAAGTATAGCATCATCCACCCGGTCTTGCAGCGCCTGTATTTGTTCGGCCGACATCGGGAATCCATGGGTCTCAATTTCTTGCTTAGCGGCGTCCTGTACCTCTTTTGGGGCAGATTTTTTACGCAGAAACTCGCTGTTAAGATACCCAAGGGTCTCCAGCGGAACCCCGCCGTATTGCAGCCCCTCTGTGAACTGCCTCCATATCTCATCCGCACTCGACAGGTCGTGGTGTTTTGAGTACACAATATTGAAGTCCTCCGGGGTTTCCCCCCGTGCAGCAGCCATCATTTTAAACACATTTCTTTCGATAGCCTCCATGTCAATAGCTGTTTGGGCCAACAGCCCCTGCTCTTCGACCGAATCAAACTGTTTACTTCTGCCGCTTGCATTATGAACCACTTTGGATTTATCCCGAACCTGCGCAAGTTGGTAGACCAGGTTTACAAGGTCTTCAAAGATAACGCCCCTGATATGCTGTAGCCCCTCCATAGATGCTTGATAAAACAATTTTGATGGGGGGTTTTCCGAAGAATACCCTACAACCATACCTAATTCTTGTTTTATAACTTCTGCGTTGAACGTTTCTTTTTCGTGGTCGTAGGCTCCAGATATTTGCCTGAGCATCTCAAAGGGCACCGCCGGTATAGGGAGTCCGAATAGCTTTGATCCGGATTTAAGATCATAAAGAAGCTCAGAGGCCGTAGTGTACAGCCCCGTCAGGTTCCACCTTCGTGGCATACCCACTTTATATCCTGTCGATGGGTCTAAAGCCCCTTTTAGAATATGTACCGGCGCCTGCCCAAAATTATGGGGTACCCTTACCGGCTGGGCGTCTTGGTCTTCAAAAACATACACAAAATTTGGGGTAAAAGCCCTCCATTGGACTTTACCGTTTTTCTTTTGGGCGATAGTAACAATCTGAAGGTGCCCGTACCATGTTTTAAAGTACATCAGCTCCTCAGCCTGCACCACATAGGGATAAGGGTGGGGTTTACCTTCTGTTGACACGGTTTTACCTGCTATAGTAGCCAAATCAAGACAAATAGCGCCAAAACCCTCAACTTCTTTGGTAAAAAGAACTTTATCACGAAAAAATACATCTATTTCATCGCCCTGGTCGTCAAAATGGGCTTCCCTGTCTTTCCAAAAGCTATTATACTCCCGCTGAACGTTGTTTTCATCGTATATTCGCTGTTGGGTCTGTATAAACTTGTATTCAAAAGGGATCAGATCTAAATTTTCCAGTTTTTTGGCATAATCGGAATCACTTTCAATATTAGAACGCCTTATGATCTCTGATTTTCCCAAATTATTGATATCGCGGTTAACGGAGTACCAATTTCGCATAATACGCGCTTTTCCAACCACCTGCCCGTAGTACTGGTGGGTTTTACCCTCTCTTACAAGACTTATAACGTCCTCAGCGGGCAATTCAGGAATATTTTTAGCTTCAATCATGGTTAAACTTAACTAATTTAACCAAAAATAGAAAATAACCTTTATTTTTTGAATTGCTACCGGAAAACCTTACCTTTATTACGGGTTTTCCTTAGGTCGTGGCTGTAACCACGGCCTTTTTTATATTGCAGGACAGGGAATGGTCTTGCGATAATTGCAACGAAACTTTAGACCGTGATTTTAATGCGGCTAAAAACATTCTTTCGGCAGGGACTGTCGAATACAAGAGTGGAGAGGAAATAAGACCTGGCTGTATTTAGCAGGCATACTCTGTGAAGCTCGAAGCCCATTCGGTCTTTAGCCGATGGGTAGTTCACTTAATTAGCAAACTGTATGTTCTTTTGTTTTCCCCCGCGTATATCCTGTAGTCACAGGCGTCGGATATGTGCCCCCGAACTTCATCCCTCTTCTTTTCTCCCCTTTCGTTGACCGGGGCATATTTATAATCGTCTATAATATGCTTACAGCGCGGGTTAACTACCATCCTGCGTACCTCTTCACCACTTTTAACAGAATAAATTACATTATTTACTTGTTTTATTCTTTCAGCACGCAAAGGATTAGACTTTTTTACGTATTTTTTAAAGGACACACCATTTTCTTTTAGTACCCGCGTCACCGTGCCCCAATCATTGTCACCCGACCTTCCATACCTTGTCCCGCCCTGGTTGCCCGTTCCATCACCGTATAAATCAACATGGTTATGGCCGTTTTTCTGTATCCAGCGGACCGCTTTCAGCGCCTGCTCCTCAGTAAGGGCATCATCACTGACAATCTCATCAATAAAAGCATACACATCACGGCCAAATATATTTTGCTGTTGGCAAAAAGCCCAACAGTGGGGAGACCTATTGAAATCACAGGTCAATTCAAGCGGCTTTTTACTCGCCCAATCAAATTCAACATCCATAATGTTACCTACAGGATACTGGCTGTCGGAAAAAAACTTGTACACCCCCTTGGACGGGTCCTGAACTTCTTTGAGCATCCTAAAGCCTAATTGGTAGGCCGAATAATCTTTAGCCTCTTCCTTGTTAAGCTTGGCGGGCGAATGATTGACCTCCCATAAAGGCAATTCAGCAGTGCGAACGACCTCCTCACCCTTCCATTCGGTTAAATTATACCCTGTCTTTTCCTTGTTAACAGCAATTTCCAAATGAGCATAAATACCTGTCTTTATCAACCGTTCATTAGCGTCGTTAACATGGTAGGGCGTCCTGATCAAATATTCACAGCCACCATCAAGTATCCTCTTGCTCCACGTATTGGTCCACGCCTTATGGCGATTGTCGCGCGTTGCTTTACTTTTAAAATCCTCATTATTACAAATATCATCACCCCACAAGTAAAAGCACCGCCAACCCGTGCCCTTGGTCTCAATACCAGCAGCAAAAAAAGTAGGGACGCCCGTCCTGTTCCTGGAATCTAAAATAATTGTTTGTGAACTGTTTGTATCCCGCTTAGAATATTTTACAGGGTTAAAATTATACTCCCTGCACCAATACCTGTACTGATCCGATTCAAATATCTGCCTTAACGAAGCAATCCTGTTTTTAGCCAAATCCGGATCTGCCGAAATAATAATATGGGGCTTCTCCGGGGCACGTGTAGCTAAATACGAGGCTAACCCTATAGGAACCTGTTGCGATTTGCCACCACCATAAGGCGCACTTATAATCCCATCGTGAACCCCTTGATGCATCCACCTGAACAACGTGCCCTGTATCTCCCTATGAAAATCATGCTGCCTCACAGGCTTGCCATCAATATCGGCCAACACCCCCTCAATATAAGAATTACGTAAATCTACGCTGTCTTCCGGGGGCTTCTCCCCAATAACGATATTGTAGGCATCATCCCAGCTCATGCACAGCAAGCCCCCAATATTTTTTATATTCTATAATCCTCCTGGTTTCATTCACCGATTCCTCTATACTTAACAAGTAATCCAGCACCTCACAAATCTCTTCATATTCAGACGTAGATATTCTCAAGCCACACTTAACAGGAAAATAACCATCCCTCATTTGACTAATTTTCTTTTTAACTGTAGCCCTGCGATCCGAGTCATTCATTTTAAATAATATTCTTTAATTCCTCATATTCAATAGCAAATAAAACCCTTTCACCGCCTACAAACTGGATGCTTGTAGCCCCCTCTATATTTGATGGGCAGAACTGCTCAATAGCATTAATATTTACCATTGTGGGAAATATATCCGCCTCCTCTAATGGGTCTTCCACTTCAATACCTAAAGCCCCATAATCTATACCCTCATCACTTTTATAAAAACAAGGCAATTCAATAAATTTAATTTTTTCATCCATATCTTAATTTTTATGCTCACTATTTAAAAATAATGATATTAATTCAGCATGTTCCTTTTTTACTCCATCTACAATTTTATTGCCATCAGAATCATAAATATTATAAACAACTTCTATCCTCTTCTTATCCATTATCTTCCACCATCTTTATCCTTTCTATAAACTCATCCGCACGATCAGGCAACATCTCCCTAACTACCTGCATCACCGCAACCTGAAACTTGGCACGGTACTCCATAACAACACCCGGCTCACCAGCCAACTTCTCCCTAATCTCATTCATGTCCTTCAACATCTTTACCCGGTCCTTCGCATTTATATCATCAAATCGCTGACCGTCCAACGCATCCAAATGATCCCACATCACCTTCTCCAAACCACTAACAAAAACACGCTTCCGATCAGCTAAATCACCCAAATCCTCCAACTTCGCCAAATATCGCTTCTCATATTCCGCAACAGCACCCAACTCCCCATCCAACGCAACCATCCGATCCCTAAAATCCATATCACGAACCTCCGCACGCATATCATCAACCTTATCACGCCAATTTATCAACGTCTGACGACTTATACCATACTTCTCAGCTATATCCAATTGCGTCATATCACCACCCTCGTATTCATCAACTATCGAAACCTTCTCACGTATACCGTATTCAGTCATACCTATATCATAATTACCATTCAACAACAATATACAAAACCAATGTAAAACCAACATCACATTTTTATACCAGCCAGTGGGGAGTGGGTTGCATCCAGCCATTTTGACCCTATTTGAAGGCTTACCCCCTACACTATTAAGGCAAAACATACAATCAGCCTAAATTATTTAATACCCCACGGCGAGGGCACCCTATAACCGTATGGCAAAATAGCCGATTTGCCTAAATAATTAAGGTTTATACCGTAGCTTTACATAATGATAATTATATAACGTGTAAATGTGCGTTTAAAGAGTTTGAAGGGGGTTTTGAGAAAGATAGACTAAAATAATGCTCTTATGTCATAGATTTTTCCGGGTAAGAATATGCCTTCGCATAGCCGTTAAACGTGTGCGTTCCCGTTAATTGTTTAGAACAATCAATCATGCAGCCTAAATTATTTAAGTGAATAACCCGTTTTGGTTAAATAATGTATGCTGTATAGTGTAAATGGCTTAAATAAAGGGCGGAGGGGCTTAAAAGATTGGACGTACTTTAAATATTGTGTTCTTATGTACGCTCTATGGTGTGGATACGGGTTATAGTATACAAGTGTTAGTCGTGTGTTGGTATAATAGGCGTTGGGTGCTGTGGTTAGCTATTGGTTGTTTGTGGTATAGTTAATACCTGGAGGTCTTTCATAATCTTAGCTGTTTGTGTTTTGTTATAGAAGCTTGATTGGAGGGCTTTGGATATGTAGGTAAGCTTATTATCTATGTTGCCGGCGTGTAGGTGTGCTCTGCCGTAGGTGTGGGGGTTGTTTTCTATAGCTATAATCTGATGTATTGCTTTAGCTTCTAAGTCTGTGAGGTGGTAAGATTCGCCTTTGGCAATACGGTTGATGCGTTGGTAGTAGTTCTGTTCGGGGCTGTCGCTGTCGGTGTAGAATTGCAGTAGGCGGGCGTAGTGTGCAAGGGACTGGCCGGTATGGTCTATATGATTTAGGAGGGCGGCTATATCCTTATTTAGTGTCTTCAATCCTTTTTTTACAGTTTCCGCCATTTGCCTTAATTATTTAGGTTGAACGGGTGTAATATACAAAATAATTAGGTTATGTTCTATAAATGGGTTAAATAATAGTT